CTAAATGTTTTGCCTGCCTGCCTTGCCTTGCCCCGCCGCGCCGTGCCGGGCCGCGCCATGCCTGCCTTGCCCCGCCGCGCCCCGCCGTGCCGGGCCGCGCCATGCCTGCCTTGCCCAGCCGTGCCCAGCCGTGCCTTGCCCCGCCATGCCTGCCTTGCCCAGCCGTGCCTTGCCCAGCCGTGCCTTGCCCCGCCATGCCTGCCTTGCCCAGCCGTGCCTTGCCCCGCCTTGCCGCGCCCTGCCGCGCCTTGCCTGCCGTGCCATACCGCGCCGTCGTGCCTAGCCCGGACTAGCCGAGCCCCGGCAGCGTCGGGTTACTCAAGCGGAACGTTCCCCATCCCAGCCCCGCCGAATCCCGGCTATCCGGTCGGCCCTCGCCGATGCCGACCTGCATGCCTACGCGCTGCATGAGGTTGGTCACGTCCTGGAGGGTGAATTGATCGGCGTCGTACTTGACGCGCACGTTCGCGCCCCACTCGCGCCACATCGGGCGCACGCGGATGTCTGCAACGCCGGTCGCGTTGCGCACAGCCATGTCGGTGCGCTCGGGCTCGCCGTCGATCTTGATGAGCGGGATGCCGTCGATCCGGTCGAAGCCGTCCGCATGGACGAAGACCGAGAGCTTGGCGAGCGTCATCTTGAAACCGACCAGGCGGCACGCGCTGATCATCGCTTGGCGGAACGCGCCGGCCGGGATGCCGCGCCAGCCCTCGGTGGAGACGTGCATCGCTTGCTGGTAGTCGTCATCGAAGTCGCGCGCCGGCTTGGCGCGGCTTTTGCCGGCGGTGCTGCCGGCTGCCATCTTGCTCATCATGGCCTGCATGGCCTTGCCGCTGAATCGAGCCTGAACGTAAGGGGCTGTGCCGACGATGCGGAACTGCGCCTCCTGAATGTTCGCGGGCTTGATGACGACTTGCTGGGTCACTGCTGCTTGTTTCGTTGCCATTTTCAGATGCTCCACTTGTTGCGGTGATTGCTGCGGCTCACCGCCTGCCGCTTGATGCTGATGCCTGCCGCGCCCTGCCGAGCCGTGCCGCGCCCTGCCGCGCCACGCCTGCCGTGCCGCGCCGGGCCGCGCCCTGCCGAGCCGGGCCGCGCCGCGCCCTGCCTGCCGTGCCCTGCCTGCCGTGATGCCGGTCACGCCCTCCGGCCACGGTAAAAAGCCCATGCGCCGAAGCGCCTTGAGTCCGTGCGTACATGTGTGGTGTGCGCCGTCATCCCCGTTTGCGTTGCTCTGCTGCGGCACAGGCGAGTCCGCGCGGGTCGGGCAGGTTGAGGCCTGTTGCGCACTAACGGGGCGCTATACCGGACACAAGTTTTGCTTGTTTTCGCCCCATGCGAGACCTGAAGCCTCGCGGTTGCGGTGACAGCGGAGCGCCGTCAGATTGATCGAATGCGCCCGAGTTATCGGGCATCAAGGGCGGCGGTGCAGGGGCGATCTGCATTGCCGCCAGTTGAAGAATGAAGAGCAGCATCGCGCTACTCATCCGTGAACGACCAGTCGTTTTCAAACTGGCGCTTGCATTCCATGGCGCGCTGCTCGCTCTTGGAGAGCGGGTACGGCGTTTTGCCGCTTCGCCATGTTCCGCGCATCTGGAGCTTGAAGATTCCGCGGTTATGCGCGGTTGGCTTCACGATCTTGAAGCCGCGCCCGACTTGGATAAGCATGGGAATACTCCTTGAGAAATTGGCACCAGCCGCTCCCTATCTGCCCCTATGCGGGCTGTTGCAGGGAGGGCGCATCCTTGGGGCGGCTGGCATTGATGGGGCCGGTCTCTCCCGGCTGTCACCACAGCCCGCTGCAGCGGGTTGTCATCCCATGTCCTTGGCAGGTGGTTCGCCTGTGTTAGCTCCGCATGGTAGGGGTGCTTTCGCCCGACGCAGGCTTGGCAGTCTTCTTGGCTTGCGCCAATGCGTCTCCGACAAACTGAAGTGGGCGACCGCGAAGCCGCAATCCTGCGCGATGATCTGCGCTTGACCCACACGGCTGCCCCCTCGTCGTGCGTCCTTCGATGATGTGGCGACATCGGCCACAGGGGCATGCGTGTTGGCCCTCGGCATTCCACCGAGGCGGGGGTTTGTCCCTCACAGAGCGGCATCACTGACACGCTCGACTTCTTCCAGTCTTCCATCCGCTGCAATCCACCGGAGAGATGCTGGTCTTTATCCTCGCCAGCGCGGAGTAACGGAACCCTGTCAGATGCGAGAGCCTGGCGAGCAGGGTCGATCTACCTGTTTCCGTAGCTGGACCGACCCAACGCCGTGAGGTGGCGGCAGGGGAATGTCGGATCGGCCCAGCTACGGGCACTCTTTCGAATGCCCTGTTATCGGTTACAGCGTCCGATGCGCCTGCAGGGGTTCGATGATCTGAACGCCTGGCGCTGTGTTGCCCGGTATCTGCCGGGACTCATGCTCTCGCGGTTATTCGGCCCACCGCGGTATCTCATCGCCATCACGGCGAAGGGCTTGGCCGGAACACTTGCCGGCCCAGATGCGTGCCCTTCATCGCCAAACCCTTGCTTGGCTCCAGGTAGACGCACCCTCTTCGTTGCTTTTGCTGTTGGCGCTGCATTCGCGCCTGCCGCCTCGCATGTCGGCCAGTAGCCGGGCGGCGCTTTGTTTCCGAGTTTTGAAGGAGCGGGCAGCGGTGTTTCGTGCTGCGTTGGAGTCATTACACCAAACAGTAAATTGCATGTCAATACCGGACGGTGAATTTTTTATGCAACAATGACCCATCACCAACAACGATGGCGATGAGCCGGCTGACCATGGAAAGCGCAGACGAAAAAAAGCCGCCTCAAGGGCAGGTTGAAGTGTTGATAGTGCAGGATGGAACGTTGACGGTAGCCTTCACGGATGACGGCTATGTGGCGGGGCTTGGGCTTCAATCTCGCGGAGACGGTGCTCAACAGCCCAAACCAGATTGCGCGCAATTAACCGGACGGTGTATAGTCTCGCGCATGGACCTCAAGACTTTTCTCTTCAGCATGCCAGTGGTCGATCGTCACGCTTTTGCAGAGCGCTGCGGTACGTCCTACGGGCACCTCAGAAACATCGCCTACGGCGATAAATCGTGTGCGGAGACGCTCGCACTGCACGTTGAGCGCGAGTCCGGCGGGGTTGTTTCGATTGGAATCCTGCGCCCAGACCTGAAGCGCGCGCTTGACCAGTCCGGCTACGTGAAAGCCGAGCAGATCGAGCACACGGCTATTTGAAGAGCCGGCCATCGCCATGAGCCCCTCGCCCATCAAACGGATGTCACCCGAGCAGATCAACGCCCGAGTCGAGGCGGTGTACAGGGCTATGGCCTTGGCAGGAGCCGTATCAGATCCGACACGAAACGCTGCACGTGCTCGCATTGAGCATCTGAAAGCGAAGTTCCGTAGAGCGCGGACACCGCGTGGATCTCCTGCACTCGTTGCAGTGCTGCGACGACGAATTCGGTTTCTGTCTCGCAGATTACGGCAGTGAGCACCAGCTTCAGCGCCTGTATCAACCCCCATTCTCGCACTGGAACAGCCAACCATTGACCTGACATGTTTGCCTCGACCATGAAGAACTCTGACTACATCTTCTCAGCAGCGCCAGCTCTCCTGAGGAACGGCGTTGCAACGCCGCCCAACACCATGACCGCACGGCGCAACCACGGCGCCCTGCTGACCGCCTCGCGCGATGTCGGCTACTCCGAAGTGGGTCGCGCTGTCGGTCACGACAAAAGCTGGGTGAGCCGGGCGCTGACCGGAGACTGCCTGATGTCGATGCCAGAGCTGCTGACGTGGCTCGACAAGGGCGGGCTCCGGATCGTCCACGAGTGCGACATGGCCGAGGGCAATGCCGCCGAAGTGTTGGATGCGGTGAACAAGGCCGCGATGAACATCCGCACCATCGAAGACTTCGCCCGGAAGATGGGCGAGGACGGCGAGATTTACATTGCCATCGCCGCACTGGCGCGCCGCGCGCTCGCCCAGATCAAGAACGATGCCGAGCGAGGCGCGGAATGATCGACAGCAAAGACAGCTTCGACCGCCTCCCCGAAGCCGAACCTCCGCACCTGGCCGGCGTGCTGCTGGCCGGGTTCATTCTGATGATGTTCGCAGGCGCATCTATCGCCGGCTTGGTGAAGGCGCTGCATTGGGCGGGTTTCCTGTGATGGATACCCTGCACTACCCGGGCAACGCCCTTGAGGAATACCGCGCGCAGACCGGGCGGCAGGCGCAGATGCCCGGCGCAACGTCGCCGTCGTTCATCTGCAAGGGCTGCGGGCAGAGCCGGAAGGTTTCCGGGAGAAAGGCCGTGGTGCCGGGGTATAGCCGGGCAGGGTGGCGGTGTGCGCAGTGTGCGGGGGTGGTGTGACCGCAAAGATCGGCATTGCCATCTCCTGCAATCAGCCAAAAGAAAGCCCCGCTGTCATCGCGCTGGCAGGCGCTCGGCGGGGCTTCAATGAGGTAATCATGCATCAAAACACCACGGAAAAGCAAGCTGAATATTCGCTGGCGCCAGAAAGAGCCCATCCAGCCGGACAAGGGGACGAATGATGGCTCGCGCCAGAAACATCAAACCCGGGTTCTTCAAGAACGAGGTGATCGCGGATCTGCCCATGTTCGCGCGCCTGCTGTTCATCGGCCTGTGGTGCATTGCAGACAGAGAAGGTCGCCTTGAGGACCGCCCGAAGCGGATCAAGATGGAGTTGTTCCCCGCTGACGACGTAAATGTCGATGACGCCCTGGATCTGATTGCAGCAGGGGGTCTGCTGATTCGATACGAAGCGGAGGGCGCGCGTTACATCCAGATCGTCAACTTCACCAAGCATCAGGTTCCGCACCACAAGGAAGTCGCAAGCGAAATTCCTGCCCCGCCAGGGCTTCGTCAGGTCACAAAGCACGCCTACGACGTGACGACGGAAGCGCGTTCCGCCGTCTTTGAGCGGGACGGGCATCGCTGCCTGAAGTGCGGCACCGAAGAAGAGTTGTCAATCGACCACGTTGTTCCGCTTTCGAAAGGCGGAGATAACGACGTCGACAACCTTCAAACGCTGTGCAAAACGTGCAATTCCTCCAAAGGCGGATCAACAAAGGATTATCGAAAGCTCAACGTTGAGCCAACGTTAAACCAACGTTGCGACAACGTGGGTGCGTCTTGCCGTACTGATTCTCTGATTCCTGATTCTCTGATTCCTGAATCCGGAGGAAAAACACAGGGCGCTGTCGCGCCGCGTATTCAAAGCCCAGACCCCGACCTCTTGCCCGCAGAAAAACCTGCGAAGCCCATGGGCTTGCACGACCTCGTTGCTGACGGCGTTGATCGCCAGTACGCCGAGGATTGGCTGAAGGTGCGCCGCGCAAAGCGCGCCCCACTGACAGCGACCGCATGGAACGACCTGAAGGCTGAGGCGCAAAAGGCGGGGATTACGCCGTCAGAGGCCGTGCGCATCTCCGCGTCGAACTCGTGGCAGGGGTTCAAGGCCTCGTGGCTGGACAAGCCCACCCAGCACAAGGCCCGAGCATCCCCGGACCTTGCCGAACGAAACCGTCAGGCGGCCGAAGAGGCCAAGCGATTGATCTTTGGCGAGGGGTGAGGCCATGCAGCAAACCGAATTCGATGCGTTCTCCGACATGCTCCAGGCGGTTGCCGAATACTGCGGAAAGCCGCTGTCTCCGGGCGTTGTGGCGATCTACTGGCAGGGCTTGAAAGACCTCGATCTGTCGGCTGTCCGGCATGCGCTGAATGCGCACGTGCAGAACCCGGACACCGGGCAGTTCATGCCGAAGATCGCCGATGTGCGCCGCATGCTGGGTGGCACGACGCAGGATTCCGCGCTGCGGGCCTGGGCGAAGATCGACAAGGCCGTGCGGCAGATCGGCCCATACGCAAGCGTGGCTTTCGATGACGCCTTGATTCACCGGGTGCTGCACGACATGGGCGGGTGGATCGGGCTTGGTGCCAAGTCGGAAGACGAATGGCCGTTCGTTGCCAAGGAGTTCGAGAACCGTTACCGCGGCTATGCCATGCGCAACGAGCGCCCCGCCTATCCGCCTGTGCTGGTTGGCGTTGCCGAGGCTGACAACGTTCGACGCGGCCTGCCGTCCGACCCGCCGCGCCTGATCGGCGATGCGTCCAAGGCTGAAGCGGTGATGCAGGGCGGGACCGACAGCCCGCTGATCGGCTTCGCAACGGCGTCCGCGAAGTCGCTTGAGGCCACCAAGCTGCTGCGAGTGATTGATGCCAGGAGCGCGGCATGAGCGTAGCGCAGAGCATCGGAAAACTGGCAGGGAGGATGGCTGCCGGCGGTGAATTCACCGGGTGGGCAGACATGCCGCCAGCAAGAGGCGCGACCGGAACGGCTTGGGAGAAAGCCTTGATCGAACTGGTTGAGTCTGGCGACAGCCGGTTCTTCGGGAAGCTGAGGGCGCACCTCCAGTCCGGCGCGATCAGATCCGAGCGCGCCCGGGCGGCCATTGAGGCGGCGGATGGCAATGCTGCTGCCTGACATCCCGAGAGGCCCGACATGGAGCGCCGAACACATGACCCGATGCCTCGTCCGTCAGCTCTTGAGGTGGCGCGAATCCAGAAACCGTAGAGCCATCGAGGTGATGCAGCGATCAAGGACGTACCCGTCCATCAAGGCGCAAGCAGAAAGCCAGTGGGCGAAAGGCAACAGAGGACAAGCAGGAGATTGGCGATGACCAAATACGGCTGCAACACCACCACCAAAGGCCCGCGCGGTCGCACCACAACGTCACTCATGCAAGACGGCTGGCGCGTGATCCGCCGCGGCGACATCGTGACCCGCGAGCCGGTGATGGTCCCGGTAACAACCAACTGGCTGCCGATGAAGTGCGGTCGGCTGAATCAGATCGGAATCGGCCCGGACAAGCTCTGCGCCGGCTGTGAAAACGAGGTGAAGGCATGAACCAACTCGCGCTCGACATCGGGCTCTCGCTCAAATCTGCAGGCCAGCTCGCGGTCACGGAAGGCACGCCGTGGGCAGAGGCTGCAATCCTGGCGATGCAGCGGTACGTCTCGCAACTGGAGCACGGCGCCCGGTTTGCCATCGAGGACTTCCGGCATTGGGCACTGAGCCGGGGCGAGATTGACCCACCGCACCATCCGAATGCATGGGGCGCAATCACGCCGAAAGCTGAGCAGCAGGGCGTGATCCGCTGGACGGGCGATTACCGGCCGGCAAGGTCTGCGGCAACGCATGCGCACCCTGTGCGGGTCTATGTGAGGGGTGAGGCCGGAGGAGCGGAATGAATATAGTCGATGAACTGAGGGCAGCCGCTGTCGAGCTTGCGCTGAAGTCGAAAATTGAGCAGTCGGCGTGGACCGATTCGCTGATAGATGGGTGGGTGAAAAATCGATCTATGGCATGGGTTCTTGCGCACGCGGCTCGGATGCCTGGCACTCCAATCGAGCCGTACCAGTGGGATTTGCTGGTTTCTGCTGCTGCCGGGCTCAAGCCATCGCTCAGGGCAGAGACAAACCTGAGGATCTATGCAAGGGTATGGATCGCGAATAACGCGCGGTATGCAAGCGATGCGTTGTGGGATGGCCGCATAGATCAGGCGCGGGTCTTGATGGCAAAGGGCGGCAAGAGGGCTGACGGGCGCGCAAAAAACAGGAAGGAGGCAAAAGAAGCAGCCAAGAAAGAGGCGGGTGGTGTGCTTGTTGTTCGGACTCGAGAGAGAGACAAGCGTCACGATTGGGGGACGTGCAAATGAACACCAATGACCGCTCATCCCTTCCGCCACCAGCCGACTGCCGTACCTGCGAGCACATCGAGACATGGCGCATTGATGGCCGTGAGCGCAGTACGTGCCTGCGCGCCCACCCAATGCATCCAGGCTGCGGCTGGCATCGGGAGAAAAGCCCCGCAGTAGTCGGGCAGGAGCCATCCGGTGGATGTTGATCTCGAGATGGTGCTGCAGGCGATGTACGAAGCCGACTTGCGCGTGGTGGCAGGGTCGATCGACGGCGACCTGCCGGCATTGCTGCGGTTCTCGCAGGTATTGGCTGATCGCGTAGAGCACTCGGTGTTGCGCGATGTCGATAGCGCGGTGCAGGAGTTGGCATGCCGGCCGTGACCCTCGTTATCGACCGGGAGACCGGAAAGCTCGCCGGCATGACCGAGAAGGACCGCAAGGGCTGGGGGCGGTTCTTGAACAAGGTCAAAAGCCTGGCGGATTCGTGCATCACGTTCGAGTGGCGCGAGCCACGTAGCGGCCCGTATCACCGCCGCTACTTTTCAATGATTGGCGCGGCATTTGACGCCCAGGAGCGGTTTGACGACATCGAGCAGTTCCGCATCTGGCTGCAGATCGGTGCCGGCTACGCGGATTTTCTGCCGCATCCGAAGCAGGGTGTGGTGGCGGTGCCGAAGTCCATTGGTTACGCCAGTCTCGAGCAGGGCGAATTCGAAGAAGTTGCAAACCGCGTCTGGGCGTTCTATCGCAGCGAGTACGCGCGCCAGACCCTGTACCCGCACCTGAGCAATGGCCAGTCGTGGGAAATGATTGAAACCATCCTAATGAGGTTCGAGTGAGCAGGATACGAACGTCGTGGACCGTAAGCGTGGCACCCAAGTGCTTTCCGTCGCTTGAGGACTGGCGGGAGTGGTACGCAATGCGAGGGGATTCCGGCGCACACCCGTGTCGTGACTGCATGCCGCAGTACCGCCGGCAAATGTGCAATGCATTGCGGTGCGAGCGGCCCGAAGTGGTGTTCGTGCTGCACCAGGAAACGCTCGAATACGAAGGTGTGACTGCAGAAGACCCGAGGTATGCGCGGATCCTGATGGGGATGGCGCCGGGCAAGCGGTGCAAGGTTGTGGGCGATGGGATTGCATTTACCCCAAATTGGGCGCGGCTGCTTGAACTCGTGATGCCGCGGGCACACCGAGCTGTGCAACGTGCAATCAGGATCTGGCTGAAGCGCTTCGAGGAGGTGGGGCGATGAAGGGGCGTACACCGACCGCGGCCGAGCAGCGGCACATCTCGGCAGTGGCTTCGCTGGGATGTCTGATCTGCAAGCGCGAGTTCGGCATCTACAGCCCGGCCAGCCCGCACCACGTAGATGGACGCACGAAGCCGGGGGCGCACATGAAGCTGCTGCCGCTGTGTTTCCTGCACCACCAAGGCGGCAACAACACGCCCGAGTATGTGAGCGTGCATCCGTACAAGCGGGCGTTCTACGCGCGGTACGGGAGTGAGGCCGAGCTGCTGGCGGCCGTTGATGAATTGCTGAAAAAAGGGGTTGCTGATGTTCGGACTTGACCGCCGGCCGGAGCCGTATAGTAGGCGTGATCATGGTGTGATCGGGATGGAGATGCTGCGCGAGGCTACGAACGCCCCGTCTGTCCATCTTGCCGACGTTACCCACATTCACGCCGTCAAGCGCGCGCACGATCAGATATTCCGTGGCAAGAGGCCCGCCGAGGATCGCGACCTGCTGCATGCCGCCATGCCGATTGCGGACCTATTGGCGTTTGAGATAGGGAGGCTGCCGTGAGTAGACGGTACGCAATAGTCTTGCCGGAAGCCCGGCGGCTGTACGAGTGTGGTGTTCATCGCGACAGGATTGGCGGGCGGCAAGCGAATCGGTGAAGTTGCAGAATTTTGCAAGGTGGGGTATTGGGTTGTGGCGGACATCAGCAGGGGGCGGACTTGGACTCACGTTTGATTTTGGGGATCGATGTCGGGGTCTCTGGCGCCGTAGTCGCGCTCAATGCCAGCGGAGAGATCATCGAACATGCACCAATGCCGACCTACAAGACAGGCAAGGCGAACAGGGTAAACCCGCAGGCGCTGGCGGGATGGATTCGAGATCTGGGGGATGTTTCGCACGCCTACGTCGAGCAGGTCGGCCCCATGCCTGGCGACGGGGAGCGCCGCATGGGGGCGAGTTCGGCGTTTTCGTTCGGTCACGCAGCCGGTGTTCCTGAGGGGGTGATAGCGGCGCTCGGGATCCCTATTACCCTTGTGCCGCCGCAGGCTTGGAAGAAGTCGCACGGACTTGTCGGCAAGGACAAGGACGCTGCGCGCACCCGGGCGGCACAACTCTATCCATGCGAGCGCACCTTCGACCTGAAGGGCAAGGGCCAGGCGCTGGCGGATGCGGTACTGATCGGACTCTGGGGGCTCAAGCATGCACAGTGACAAAACAGTGATCGAGCGGCTCTCAGAAGCTGTGCACTCGGACGACCTTTCGCACCGGCATCGCGTCTGCGACGTCGACTACATCGCCGCCCTCGGGACGGCGGGTGTGCGCAATCGGCATGGCACGGCGCTACTCGATCTGGACCTGACGCTCACGCCAGGCGCTGCGCTCGAGGCGCTCAAGCGCACCGCCGAGATCGTCCGTCGCGTGTGCCAGCAGCGTCACTGGCCGCTGTCGCCGATGCAGACCAAACAGGTCGCCAAGGAGGCGCTGCGCTACTACCTCAAGCCCGCGTGCGGCTGCTGCAAAGGCCGCGGCATGCTCGGACTGGATCGGGATGTGCCGCCCGAGCAAAAGGAGCGCATCCGGCCGTGCGATGCGTGCTCGGGGACGGGCAAGGCGCCGCTGCCGCGAAAGCATCAGCGCGAGATTCGAGCGGCGCTCGCGGTGATGGATCAGGAGCGGCACAACGCAGGGGCAGGAGTGCGGCGCAAGATGCGGATGCGGGCGGATGTGGGGTGATGCTCAGGGCGTCGAGTGTGACTTGAGCCAGTCTTTCAGAGCAGCATCCACTCCCGCTGATTGGCTTTCGTTGGATGTGTCTTTTGCGGGATCGAAAGCGATCTTCATGCGATGAGAGTGTATGCGCAAAAAGTTGAAGATCAACGCGAAAAAGCCTTGACCTTCTTTCCTTATAGTGTGTAGTATGCACTCAAGGTGATCGCATGGGCGGCGCCAAAACCGGAGAAAGATCATGGCATACCTAAACTTCTTCCCTGGAAACACGGGCAACGAGCGCAAATTTTTTGCCACCGAGGAGCCGGCGTATGCGCAGGAGGATCTGGAAAGTTTCGTGAAAAGCGTGATCCAGGGCTGCGCGTCGTCCGTCAACGCCCAGGATCGCGACGGGCTGCGGGACGCCCTGGAAGACGGCGCACTTCTTGCTCAGTGGTTTGGCGGCCCGCAAGAGGCTGAAGAGCAGACTGCCGAGGAGCGCGCCCAGCAAGAGGCGGTCGAAGAAGTCCATGCCGAACTCAAGGCGATGCAGTGAGTAAGGGCCGGCAGACGCTGGATGGCGTGACCGTCCGGCGCGTCCAGGTGATGCTGGACGATGCGACGATTGACCGGGCGAAAGCGCTCGGCGGCGGGAATCTGAGCCGAGGAATTCGGGCTGCACTCAAGGAGGATAAAATGGACAGGCACCAAATCGAGGCCATCTGCCAGATGGCGGAGGCGACGCACGACTACAACCGAGGCGTGCTGTGGGCGCTTCGGCACTACCTCAAGCCGGCCTGCGGGCACTGCAAGGGGCGCGGCATGCTGGGATTGGATCGTGACCAGGCGGGCAAGGCCGAGCGCGTCAGGCCGTGCGACAAGTGCGGCGGGTCGGGCAAGGCGCCGCTACCGGTGAAGTATCACCGAGAGATCAGGGAAGTGCTGCACGTCATGGAAGAGCGGCGCAGCGCAGTGGGGAGGCGCGTGCGCCGCAAGATGCGGGTCAGGGCCGAGGTTGATTGACATCCTCCCCGGCCTGAACGCCGGGGCTTCTCGGGGATTCAGGTGAATCCGGCTGCTATGCGGCACTTCTCCATCCGGTCGAGTAGCACTTTTACTGCGTTGTGCGCCGACTGGACGGAGCACCCGGCAACCCGGGCGGCTTCGGACTGCGTGAGGCCTTCGACCAGGTGCAGCCTGGCCGCTTCTTGAGCGGCAGGGCTGTTGCCGCGCTTGATTGAGATCAGCGCGGCGAATTGGTCGGGGGTCATCACCTGCGCCCTTTCTTTCGGCCAGCGGTAGCGGCTGAGGTAGGACGCAGCAGCCTGCTCTGCCGGCTCGTCTCGGTCTTCTGTAGGGGCGATCGGCAGGGTGTCGAGCTTGTCGCGCCAGTAGTCTGAATCGCCTGGGTCGCGGTCGAATCGATGGAACGCCATCTGGCGATTGTTGTGGGTGAGCGCGGCAGCGAGCTTTTGCCCGTCGAAGTCAGTGCGACCCACCAGATCAGAGAATGCAGCAAATGCCGCATTCGGGTCGGCGGTGACGGTTTTTGTTCGGCAGGCACGCGGCCATCGAATGTGCGTAGATAGGCACGATAGGTCATTTTTTCAGTCTCCTGTACTGGCGCTGATATTCCCGCGCAAGATCTGCATCCCGACCGTCAGCGCGCTTTGCGCCAGGCGGTAGCTGGCGAACGCGCCACGGCTGCGTCTTGGCGATGGATGCACGCTGTATTTCTAGTGCGCGTCCGCGCTTTGGCCGGTTACGATTTTCGCGCGCCCGCTCCGTAGCGTCGGATAGGTGGTCATATGTGATTCGGCCATCAGCCTGCATACGGCGCAATTTCTCGGCATGAGCAATGCGATACTCCTCGCTAGCCAATGGCTCACCAGCAGCGATACCGTAGGCCTCACGGTAGTCATCGGCACTGACTCCATGCGATTTCCTCAGATGGGTAGGCAAAAACCTAAAATCTCTGCCACAGATCATGCATTTGATCATGATTTATGCCCGGCCGAAACCGGGCTGACCTAGTGTCAATAACCGCGCATCAATTGCTCTTCGCGTTTTTCTGCACGGCGCATCGCGCGATACTCCCGGCGGATCACGTCAATCAGATGGCCGCGGCTGCTGCAGGTCAGTGTCGAGCCGTGATGAGCAAGCTGTTCGCACACCTGCGGGTAATCGTGAAGCGATTCGCGGACATAGCCGCCATTGATCGGGCAGAAAAAAGTGCGGGTGATGCGCTCGCCCGTGTAGGCGCAGTCGTAGGAGATGGTGATGTAGCCCTGATCGTCGCTGGTGATGGTGGTTTTCATGATTCGCCCCTTTATCTGAGCACCCCGGAACCCGCCGGGTCGGCGGTAGCGTCATCGCCACCGTGATTCCAGTATAAACGATCAAACGTGTAAGTCAAGAAGAAAATACACTAACCCGGCATCATATTATCCGTGCGGTACGATACGCACGCTCTTTAAGACGACCGACATCGAATAACAACAATTTTCACCCTCCGGCGAGGTTCATCGTCCGGGTTTTCGATGCCTTCGTTCGTCTATCGGTTTTGCAGCGCCCGCTATGGCCCAGCCTGGCGGGCGTTGTTTTTTGGCCGGCGCCAACCTGCGCGGCCACACGGATGCATCACCCACCATGAAGGAGGTGATCCCGTCCGGTCGAGTTGAGATGCTCGACAGCGCCGAGAGGCGAGCTCATCCGGCACCTGGACCCCAGACACGCAACGCACGAGGCGCACATGATCGAATGCGATGACGACACCTGCCAGACGTGCCGATTCTCCCTGACCTACGACGACGATCAGGACGCCTGCGAGTGCCGGCGCTATCCGCCCGTTCCGCTAATCGGTGACGGAGAGGAAATGACCGCTTTTCCGGTCACGATGGCGTCGTGGTGGGCGACGCTGATCTACACCACGCTGCTGATCGGGCACAAGGTCGTGCAGATCGTGGAGCACTTCAGAAGCAAGCGGGGCGAGTAAGTGGCTCGGCGTAGCGATATCGACTGGGAGCGTGTCGAGCGGCTTTATGTCGCAGGGCAGCTAACAATCCGCCAGATTGCGGACGAGTGCGGGGTTCATACCTCGTCTATCGTCAGCAAGGCAAAGAGAGATGGGTGGCAGCGAAATCTGAGCGGGGCCATCAAGGCGCGCGCCAAAGCCAAGGTTGCTCAGATCGACGTGCGTGAACTGGTTGAGCAATCCGCACGAGAATCCGCACACAAATCCGCACAACTCATTCAACAAGCCATTGAAGAGGCCTCAGACGTTGCGGCAGGTGTGATTGTTCGCCACCGAGCCGACATTCGGCTGCAGCAGGAAAGAGCGCAACGCCTAGAGGGCTTGTTCGACGACATGCTCAACAAGGTTCCGGCGACCACAAAGGATGTCGAATCTGGTGTCGAAGCGTTGAATGTCGGTGACGTATTCAAGCTCTCGCGAACGTTCAAGGCCATTGTCGAAACGCGCGCGAAGCTCATGGACAAGGAGCGCGAGGCGTTCGGGATCGAGAGCGGCGCCGCACCTGGTGACGATGATGACGTGAGCGGCATTGAGATCACGTTCGTGGACGCCAAGGGAAATGGCGGGGAAGGTTAAGGGGGCGACTGCGCAGGCTGAATTCCCCCGCAAGCTGCAGTTTCTTTTCAGGCCTGCGCGTTACAAGGTTGCTTGGGGCGGAAGAGGATCAGCGAAGTCCTGGAGCTTCGCTCGGGCGCTGCTGATTCTGGGTGCGCAGAAGCGCCTTCGCATCCTCTGCACGCGGGAGATTCAGAAGTCCATCAAGGACTCGGTGCACAAGCTCCTAAAAGACCAGATCGAAGCGCTTGGCCTGTCTGGCTGCTACCAAGTGCTGAACGCCGAGATTCGCGGCGCGAACGGCACGGAGTTTCTGTTCGGCGGCCTCTCGGACCAGACGGCTGAGTCCATCAAGTCCTTCGAGGGCGTCGACATCGTGTGGGCTGAAGAGGCGCAAGCGATCAGTAAGCGCTCTTGGGACATCCTGATTCCGACGATCCGCAAGCCAGGATCGGAAATCTGGATCAGCATGAACCCGGAGCTGGACACGGACGACACCTACACGCGGTTCATCGCCAGTCCGCAGGAAGACTCGTTCGTCGTGCAGATGAACTACCACGACAATCCGTGGTTCCCGGAAGTGCTCGAGAAGGAACGCCAGCACGCCAAGCTGACGATGCTGGCCGACGACTACAACAACATCTGGGAAGGCAAGTGCAGGAAGGCGGCGCAAGGCGCGATCTACGCCGCAGAGCTTGAGCAGGCGCACGAGCAGGGGCGTATTCGGCCTGTGCCGCGCGATCCGCTGCTGGCAACGCACGCGATCTGGGATCTGGGCTGGAACGATCAGATGACGATCACCCTGGCGCAGCGTTCGGCTTCTGAGTTGCGGGTGATCGACTACATCGAGGACTCGCACAAGACGCTCGACTGGTACATCACGGAGATCGAGCGCCGCGGCTATCGCATCAAGACGCACTGGCTGCCGCACGACGGGCAGCACAAGAACATCCAGACCGGCAAGAGCGCAAAAGACATGCTTGAAGCGCTCGGCTGCAAAGTGGAGATCACGCCGAATATTGGCGTGGAAGACGGTATCCGCATCGCGCGCATGACCTTCGGGCGCATCTTCTTCGACCAGGAGAAGGCCGCGCGCCTGCTGCTGTGCCTGAAGAAGTACCGACGCTCAATCAACGCTCAGACGCGAGAGCCGGGCGCGCCGATGCACGACGAGTTCAGTCACGGCGCGGACAGCTTCCGCTACCTCTGCGTCAATGCGGACAAGCTCACCAACGAAGATGTGAGCGCGCACCCGGTTTTCGGCAACGCGTTGGCGCAGTTCGGCAACAGACCGGCAAGCCGCGCGGGCTACTAGCGACAGACGAAACGCGCCAACTTCAGGAAGCGGCCCGCCAAGTAGCGGGCCTTTCTGTTTTAGAGCCTGCCAGACAGGCTCAAAGGCATTCCATATGGCTGATCCTCAATCCGACTACTCGGAGGTCGCATCGCGCGTCTTCGCGGGCGACACCGCCGTCGACAACCCGCTGTTCGGGCTCGGCCAGGATCTGATGAGCGAGTTCCTGCGCGCCGAGACCGAGCGCCGGGAAGTCGAAGAGCGCTGGCTGCAGGACTTGCGCCAGTACAAGGGGCGCTACGACCCCGAGGTCGAAAAAGAGATCGTCGGCAGCAAGGCTTTTCTGCGCAAGACCCGGATCAAGATCGAGTCGGTCGATGCGCGCATGACCGATCTGCTGTTCCCGGCCAACCGCGAGCGCAACTACCAGGTCGAGGCCACGCCCGAGCCGAGCATCCCCGCGCCGCAGAAAAAGAAGCTGGTCGAGATGCTGACGCAGCTCAATCAAGGTCGGAAGCCCGACGCGCAGACGATCAAGAGCGCAGTGAAGGACTTCGCCGACCAGGCCGCGCGCCGGATGGATGACCGCATCCACGATCAACTGACCGAGGCCAAGTATCGCAAGGTCGCGCGCTCCGTCCTGCACTCGGGCCACCTCTACGGCACCGGCATCCTCAAGGGGCCGTTGGTCGAGCATCGCACGCGCCTGACCTACCAGTGGGATGACGAGAAGGGCCGCTTCGTGCAGGCCGTCCAGCGCTTCTCGGCACCCTTCCTCTCGGACGTGCCGATCTGGCACTGGTATCCCGACATGAGCGTGACCGAGCTCGAGCACTGCGGGTTCGTGTGGGAGCGTCACCGCCTGTCGCGCAAGGACATCGCGGATCTGGCCGAGCGAAAGACCTTCGCAAGCGACAAGATCCGCAACTACATCAACAGCAACCCGGACGGGTTCATTCGGCTCTTCTGGTACGAGCACGAACTGCGCGAGATCGGCGACCAGCGCACGCTGATGACGTCCACGCGCTCCGGGCAGTACGACCTGTACGAGCGCTGGGGCTACCTCTCGGGCGACAAGCTGCGCGCCTGCGGCGTGGAGGTGCCCGATGACCGGCTGCACGAGAGCTTCTTCGCAAACGTCTGGCTGCTGCCGGACGGTGAAGTCATCCGTGCCGTGCTGCAGCCCATCGAAGGGCAGACGTGGCCGTATCAGCTCTACTACCTCGACAAAGACGAGACGAGCATCTTTGGCGAAGGGCTGGCGTCGATCATGCGCGACGACCAGGAGATGATCAACGCGGCGATTCGCATGCTGCTCGACAACGCCGCGAAAACCGCAGGGCCGCAGTTCGAGGTCTATGTGCCCGCGTTCCCTGCGAACGCGAACCTCACCGACAGCTACCCCGGCAAGATTTGGCCGCGCATTGGCGGCGACATGCAGTTCCCGGCCGTGCGCCCGCTGGAATTCCGCGCGCACATGCAGGAGCACCTGGCGATCCTCGAAATCTTCGATCGCAACGCCGACGAGACGACCGGCATCCCGAAGTACATC